ACGCATTGGTGTGTCACCAACAATAAACACAGTATTGTTACGCTCATTGCCGAGTGCAATCATGTTAGGAATCAACTCTGGGTATGCAGGAGTAGCAAGCAATGTGTATGCTGCTGTATCTTCTCTTGCACCCACACTTGTGTCAATACCAGCTTTCATAGCCTTAACAACCATTTGACGTTGTGCTTGGCGTCCAGCATACATGCTACCGTTGTCTTTGTTACCACTTGCTGTTAACCATGTGTTAGTTACTGCTGGTAACGAGTCATCGGGGAATGTAGTAGAGTTAAAGTAATCTTCCTGGAAGCTCTTGACGTTGTAACCTGAACGACGTGTGTTCCACAACAACATACCTTGTGGATATAGTGTTGGTTCAGGTGCATCTAAGTCAAGGTAGTTGCTTGTTAACAAACTAACAATAGTTGGGATAGGATCACTTACTGGATCAGTTGTACCATTTGGTGCCCAACGTGCATCAGCAAATAGAACGCCATTTTGTGTAACTTGGTCAGTTGTATCAACAGCTACCCATTGATCTTGACCGTTAACTGGTTCCCAACGATACAACATTGGATAGTTTTCCAAGTCGCTAGTATCAACCCACAAATCGCCATAAGCCAATGGGCTCAGAGCTGCATCAGTTTGTGTTGTTGGTGCAGAAGCAGCACAGATTGGGCCGGCAGCGTTAGTTGCTGTCAAGTCAAAGCCGCGAACATCGTTGCTTACGTTTTGATAACCTTGCCATGTGCCATTGTTCTGGATCATGATATCAACTTGATTAGCAGCTGAATAGTACCACAAGCGACCATCTGCTGGATTTTGATCAGGAGATGTATCACTAGCTTGATATGTAAATTCAGGCACAGATACAAAGTTGTTCAACACTAGTGTGTTAGCGTTTGTGGTACCTTGGTGTACAAATGTTGTTGCATCAGTGAAACCAGCAATTGCTAGTGCTGTGCCAGTTGTAGTGGTAAGGAAAATTGCACCACCTTGTGAGTGTGTAAACACAATATTACCAGCTGAGTTTACGCTAGCACTGACGTATGGAATGTTGGCTGCAGAAACTGCTGTAATAAAATCACTCACAGTACCAGTACCGCCAATAGTAACAGTTTGAGCACTTGTAAACGAGTTGTTTGGTGAGCCAGCTACTGTAGCGTTGATTGTAAAGGTGTTGTTAGGAGAAGCAAATGCATTACCAGTAGGTACAGTTGTACCAGTAACTACAGTAGCACCGATTGCTGCTTTTTCATAAATTTCAAAAGAGAACGAGCTGTTTGGTGTAGTTGCAAGGAAGTTAGCATTTACCTGAGCAAATGTTGTTCCGACCGGAATATTTTTGCCGCCGCCGCTTGGGTCGAGAGAGTACAACGCAGCACCAGCAGATGCCGACGATGTACCAACGCTGAATCCAAAATACACGTTAGTAGTTTGTGCGACCCAACTGCCGAGAGTTGCATTATATTTTTTAATCTTCAAGCTAACGCCATTGTTTACAGGGCTTAGGTTGTTCCATACCGATCCTGTTGGACGGCCGCCATTTGTGTCAGTTGTTCTCCAACGTGGAGCATAGTAGCTGTATGAAGGAAGGTAAATTGGTGCTTGATATTCGCCACTGGTGATACCGAGTGCAGCCATCAATGCTACGCCGCCACTACCGTTACCGTAAATGCTAACGATACCGCCGCTGCTGGTACTACCATCATTTGTGGCTGTAGAATCAGCAAAGATAAACAATCTACCATTTGATGTGCTAGCAGTAACACCTGTAATATTAGCATCATTAATTGCTGTGGCAAAACTGCTTACAGAACCAAGGCCACCGCCATCGTTAGGAACAGTAACAATAGTATCATTGATGTTCAATGAGTTGCCAGCAGTCAAGCTAGTTGGTGCTGCGGTACCTCTGATAGTAGCACGAGATTGTTGCCATTCTTGGCTTCCCAAAATTACCCACTGATTAGATACGTTTTTGTACCAACCAACGTTGGCAATATCGTCGTCGGCATCAGTATTAACAACAGCGTAATCGCCGATACTACCAATAGACTGTAGTGGTGTGAAATCTCCACCTGCAGCATCAACTACGTCGGCAGAACTAGTAATAACAATAGGTGTAATTACAGTAAATGCTGATGTAGCTTGGTTCCATTCTTGGATGCCCCAAACGCTAGTGCTAGTATCTAACCAATATGTACCGTCTGCTGGCTCACCAGTTGGACGAGTCAAGCTAGCTGTAAGTTCTGTTAAGTCAACGTCAACACGTTGTACATAAGCACGATTAGAAACGCCCAGTGAGCTGTACGCAGCCAACAAGCCGTATTCGTTGAGTTCGTAACCATTGATTGGGGTACCAGTTGTTGTGTTATAGAAGAATGGTACGCCAAAAGTGGCTGTAAGATCACGTTGGCTAGTGATCAGATATGTTTTGTTTGCGTTAGCTGCGGTAGTACCAGCTGCTACACCAACCCCTGTGCCAGAAATTTTATTCTGTGCAGTTGCGATCACAAAGTACGGGACTGTTGCGACTGCTGATTGAATGTATTGACTTTGGTCAATTACTGTTACACTTACGCCTGGTGAAGTTAAAGCTGCCATGGTTGAATCCTTTTCAAGTTGTAGATATTTATAGATAAAGGTAAAAAAGTGGGTGTTATAGCAACCTTTGGTAAAGGTCCAAGTACTAAATACCTCATGCGACCCATATGCCAAGCCTGTAATCAACGACCCTGTGCTGTAAATTACATCCGTGAAGATGTTACACACTATCGTAGTCGGTGTGAAAGTTGTGCCAGAAAGGGAAAAGGGCTCAAAGCTCGTGAGCCACGTTGGAAGTCAGGTGGGTATAAGAAAAAGATGGCCTGCGATACCTGCGGTTTCCGTGCAAAGTATAGCAGTCAAATAGTAGTTTATCATGTAGACGGCAACCTCAACAATGCCGCTACCAAGAACTTGAAATCAGTTTGTAAAAACTGTGTTGAGGCTTTGATTAAGAGTGATCTTCCTTGGAAGAAAGGGGATCTTGAGCCAGATATTTAACCTGGTTATACAAGTGATCTAGTGTGCCGTTGTTGTCCAAGATTTGGTCAAAGTCTGTACCAATCCAAGAGTATTCGCTGGCATGTACACCTAGCTCGTCTAGTTTTTTCTTGCTCAATGCCCAGCGGCTGTTGCCATTAGGGCCACGGTTGTATGCTACTGCGGCGTCATACCAGTCTGGCTCATCACCGCGTCTAATACGCACTACAATTCCACCAGCGGCTTTGATAGCTTTAATTTCGTTAGGGAATCTACAATCAGTAATAACAACATCATCGCTTGAGTTGCGAAGTTTGTTTTCTAAACTAGCAATCCAGATATCGTCATGGAACCCTGTGCGTAATACATTTGTGCCCCACTGCTGTAATACCCAACGGGGCGTAAGTTCAGGCATGTTCAAGCGGCTTGCCCACCAGGCGTCAACTTGTTCACGCCATTCACGACTGTGTTTTGTACGCCCTTCTAGCATGGTTCTGTCCCAACCAAAAACCTGGGCCACTGCGTCTTTAAGGGTATTTGCGAAACTTTCTCTGCGAAAGTGATGTAGGTTTACAAGATAGTCTGCCGCGGTATCTTTGCCGGCACCGATAAGTCCACAAATTCCAATAATCATTTTAACTCCGTAACGTTGAGATATTTAAGCGTATTCTGTAGCATGCCAATTTGTCTGCGGCAGTCCTCTAGAGCATGGTGGCTTGTAGGAGGGATAGGTTGGTCAGGCCATAGGGAAAATACTGTGCGGGAGTCTCGCACCATGTAGTATTTCCAAGGCAAGGGCTTGCGATAGCTCTTGTAAGCATGCTCGAGAATGTTCATGTCGTATGTTGGGCCTTGTGCCCAGATGCGATTAGCATGCCAAATTAGCTTGCCCAAGCCATCTAGTGCTTGATCTAATGGGACTCGGTCTTCTTCTGAAAATGCTTCGTCTCGTACAATAGCAGGTTGTGTAGCCCACCATTCAATAGTACCATCATCGATAGCTCTATCAGGTTGGCTTTCTAGAGACACTCTAGCATAAAATGACTGCTCATAGTAGCCTTTACCAAACGGGTCAAACGCTTGGGCGGCAATAGTAAGAATACATGTATCCGGGCCAGTTGCTAGCCCTTCTAAGTCAATCATTAAGTCCATGCGTTAGTATAGCATGGATTTAGAGCTATGTCAATTAGCCAATTACCCAAGTTAGTGGCTGACTTGCATCTACATAGTTTACCAATTGGCCAATCAGTTCATCCATAGCAGTTTTGGCTTCAGCCTTCATAGCAGTGCCGTTTAGGCTACCACCACCTTGTGGTCCAGCAATTGTAGCAAACTTCTCACGTGCTTCACCAATAATCATTTTACAGTTAGCAACCATATAGTCTTTAATCCATTGCTGTATTTGGAAGTCGCTCAACAAGTTGATTTCTGGTTTTAAATTGTAAGTCCACATTAGTACAT